GCTCTGCCGAAAGATTGCGCTGCACTTCCGTACCCGGCAATTTTCTGTTCAGAAGCTCTTGCCTGCAACCCCACCTTTTCCATGCTTCCCGATACTCTTATCAATGCAATGTCAATTTCGTTTAATATTTCGCTTTCAACCTGTAATTCCATGGGTGTACCTACATCCGGCATAATATTTGCCGCTGCTGTTCTTACCCTCTGGGAACCTATAATCTTCTTTAGTTCTCTTTTTTTCTTTGCAACCTCCAATTCCGTTACAGCATCTATATAGGCGGATTGGTATTTTAAAATCTCAGATGCGTAGTTTGATGTTTTTAAGGCTGTATATGCAGAATAAAAATCAGCCGTAGCAGAAAGAAACCCGCCACCAATAGCCATTGCATTGCCATAGTTGAATTCACCTGCCAATTTCCACCTCCATGACCATAGAGTCTATGGTTAAAGGTAAAGGATCATCTTGTCTTATAAATATACTTGCGTTACGTGTCCAACCCATATTAACGCTTTTATTAGTTAAATCACCACTATATAATGGCGTTGAAGGCATCAGGGTTACAAGGTGGCTTGAGTCTTTGCCATATTTGCCACCGGCGCTGTCCCTTACCCTGAAATCTACAGTTGGGATGCGCTTTTTCATAAACATAGACGATCCTGTTTCAAGCGGAATGTCAACATACATGGTTTGTAAATCAGAGTTGTAAGGCATACCGATCTGAACAGTAGAAGCAGAAGTATCAAGCGTTATCGCCCCGCTTGAAACAGTATGAGATTCAACAAGGCCATCAGCAAGAACATCCACCGTTTCGCCTTCTAAATGGGATAATCCCGTTATAGACGTGGTGGAAGCGCCGTCATATGTAAGACCGGAATCGACCATAAAAGCATCTTCCAAATTACTAAATGCAAAGTCTTTTAATCTTTCAATATACGTTGCAGTTGAACCGTTAATATCCCGGTTTACAGCTATCCATAATTCATCTTCCGGATCTCCGGGAATAGTCGCAATGCTTATAACTGTTCCATCGGTTTCGATTTCAGACCACCCTACGACCTCATGCTCTTTCATATAAGTAAGCGCAAAAAGCGTACCATCAGACCTCAATACCCACACAATTTGATATGGGGCCTGCTGGTATGCTAATTGTTTTACAGAATAGCCTTTTAATATATGGTCTGCAAGTATTGTGATATCATTACTATTATAAGCATCAGTATCATAATCATACACCATTTCCCTGATTTTAGTTCCTGGCGACTGCACCATGATAATTGTATTTCCAATATTGACGGGCTGATGATCAATTGAGCCATATTTTGTATCATTCTGGGCTTGTTTTGAGGTAGGTGTAATAATCAAGTCGATTCCATCACCGGACAACCACCATTCACCGCTATTTGAACCAGCAACTAATCGCCTTTGGCTTTCCAGCCAATATATCATATCCACGCTGCCGGATAAGAGTGTAATGGTAAACCCGTCATCATCACTTGTCCCGGTAGTCATGTTCTCGTAATCGCTTGTTTTGGAAAACCAGAACCGGGGAGGATATGCAGGACTTCCGGCAAACACCAACCTGTCTTGATGAAATGTAACCGCTTGCGGATATCCGTTTGCGTTTGTCCAGTCAGAAGGCCGGGCGGTAAAGGACACCTCTGCAAGCGTCCAGTCATCATGGTCTGCACGAGTAAGTTTTTCAGGTGAATGATCTCTATGGACAAGATAAAGCGTATCATACGATTGCGCCCATTTTAGAGAGTCAAGTTCTGATTCAAGATATCCTGTGCTTGTATCTTCTGCAATAGCGCCATCGGTTGTATCTAATGGGTATGCTCTTGTTGGAGGTGTAAAGTTAGTAGTCCAGCGAGCAACACCTTTTGATATTCTGAATTCGTCTATGTGACCATTAACATAAGAACTTCCGTTTAAATCTCCAATTTCAAAAGAAGCTGCATAGTCAGGGAATGTAATACCGGCAACATTTTTACTTGTGCCCAATATAACTCCATCAACGCAAATAGCTAAACTGTTGGCATTTCCGCTCCATCCCCTTATTACTGCTATATGATAAAATTGTCCTATATTTGGAGTCCAATCTCTTGTCATATCCAAAGAAACTGCAGCAGGTAGAACATCAAAGTATAGTGAATTCCCAGCAGCATCATAAAGGAAAACCATTCTATGTGTCGAGTCAACATATTGTCCAAATATGTTACAAGAAGTATCAGAAGAAAGCCTAACCCAGAAATCTATAGTAAAAGGATCACTTCCAAAGTTCCAATCAGCATGATCAGGAATACTTAAATAATCACCTGTTCCGTCAAATAAACCTGAACCTGTCCCGATCTTCTTATAAGCAGTGTCTATTTGAGCATCACCGTTAGCAGTTACGGTATGGCCTGTACTTCCTTTATCAGTAAACGTGGTGGAAGCATCATCGCCATTCATGTGCAGCAACAGGGCAGTTGACGCATCAGGCGTTAATATCTGCCCTCCGTTCATATAATAGCGGAGATAATCAGCGCCGCACTCAACTATATAGGATTGCTCATCGGAAAACTGGAAAGGAATTAACCTGACTTTATCGCCTGCATTCTTTGCGCTGGCTATATACTCAAACCCCGGCCTGCGTGTTGCGCCGCCCTGCGGAATGGGTATAAAGTTTTTCATGGTTATACAGCCGTTATTGTACTTTTCTAAATCTGTGCGGCCATATATGCTTGGTGAAAACTCGCCTGCGTTAAACGAATGTTTTATGAAATTATACCGGGACCCTGCAAAAACAGTAAAAGCGATGAGCAGTAGTAACCCGAAATATATAGATATTCTTTTCTTCAACCCCAACCTCCCTCGTCAACATATCGGTTCTTTTCTCTTATCAGACTTCCAGGCGTTACGCTCTTTGAGTCTGATTCAATAGCATCATGAACATCTACAACATACATTTTATAAACAGTATCAATGTTTTTAGGCGAGATGGAAGGTGAAAGCTCGTAGGCTATTCGCCCGGCTAATGCCCGGATAAACCCTGTTGTAAATTCTGTAACCGTAGTGACCTGCGCAATGTAAATAAGAATAGGGTCTTCATAATCGGATAAGATTCGTTGAGAATTGCCGGAACCAATTAACTCATACTGCGGTTTTTCTTCCATTGTAACGATTTTCAGAAAATCGGCAGGTACTTCATATACATAGCCATCCTGGTAGTCAGATAACGGTTCTTTACGTATAACCGTGCCGCCAGAAGTGTACGTAGTAAATTTTGTGGTATCGATACCATAGCATTCAAACGTATTTGCGTCTTTATTTGCAACCCTCACATAAAAGCCGTTGATTTCCGTCATGCCGGATACATCATTGATATACACCTGCCAGCCGTCCTCAAACCCATGCGCAGTTGCCGTAACGACCGCAGGATCAGCTTTGGTTATGCCTGTAATAGTTATTTCATCATAGTCAGATTCGTCATACCCTGCAGCTTTGTTTAGTTGCAGATGCCTTTTGGCAAACTGCCAGTTATAATCCCCGATTTCTGAAACAGCAAATATTCCTTGAAGCATTTCATCCCGGATTTGCTCATAAACATCGTTACAGGCTATTTCCTCGGCTGTTGAGGGGCTTGTGGTTATGTCTGAAACCTTTTCAGCGCCTAACCTGTGCATTGCTATGTTACATATACCCTCTGCGTCTGTTATTGCCATAGTTCCTTCCTATAGGTGGAGTGCAAGGCTACATCAGCTCACACCCCACCCGTCTTAAGGAGGTCTCCGCACCCCGGAGTTACCTCCGGAATGCCTAAGAATTATTAATTATAGCAGATGCGCCCGTACCGGCCACAGTCACATATAACCCAGTGTCACATCGTATGCCTGGTATCCAGTTTCGTCCGCCATAATGGTTTGCAGCCGTAACTGTGAACTCAAACACCTTGTTTGCTGCCCCAATACCGTCTGAAGATGTTTTATTATACCCAATTACAACAGCGTTGTTATTCCCGTCTGTGACTACTTCAACACCGTATAGGGTTGTCGGGCCAGCGCTTATTGTTGCACTTGCAGTGATTTCAGCCATTATTTCTTCTCCTGTTTGGGATTAGTAGCGGCATCTTTCGATTCCGCAGTTTCCCGTTTCATTAGTTCGCTCCATACCTTTTTACGTCTCCATGTATGGGGAACCACCTTCATAAACTTCCGAAGATCCGTTCTTAATTGTTCCGTGCTTCGCTTATCGTCCCCAGCCGTCATTGCTCTTTTCTCTGCCGACCCGGACTTGATGATTTTCTTTGCTTCAGCAGCAGGCGCAAAATGAGTACACCCGTTAGCATCGTGTTTCCATCCTTCCGGTAATTTTTCCCCGACATGAAAATATTTATGTGCAAAAACGCCGTCCGAATAATAACAATTTCTGATTGCTACATATTCCATCTTAAACCTCCTTATGGTACGTGTCAATTTTGTTTGGAAATATTGGTTTGCCGTCACTGAATTCAAGGCAAGTCGCATCCCCTCTATCCCATGCAAACTCTAACCATTTTCTTATGGTATGGTCAGCTATATACTTCGGAGTCGACACTTTCCTTGAAGGAAGCTCAATCACTTCCATAACTTTGTCTTCTAACTCATCGGCCCATTCCGGCACAACATATTGTTTTGACGGCCCTGTTTTCAGTTCCATCTCGGTACATCCCCGTTTAAGAATAACGCCAACATCAGACCCTACAAACACATCAACCAAATCCCTGATTGTTTTATAACTCTTTTTGCCTTCTTTAAGCCCACGATTATATTGATACCCACCGTAATTAGCATGAACATAGACTCTTTCCTCAACCCCACATTTACAATGTAAACCCCGTTTTACAAATTCAGTATTCATAAGTTCATACAACCTTATTAGCTGTGCTACAGTTTTCGGCCTGATAACCACCTTATAACATTCTCTGCATCTTCTTGGTAAAAAGCCCAATGCATTAAACAAATAAGTATCAAAATCACAATGTAAGTCGGGATGCGGATTTACATATATCCACGGCCCGGACGGTAATATTGCAGGCTGGCACTTAAACTTTTGCGTTTTTATGTCGATATACCAGCCTGTTTTAAACAATGGTTCTAAAATATCAACAATATCTCTGCCCTGTATTGCTTTGTACACACCTTCCTCCTCAAGAAGTTGTGGGGGCATCTCAGCCCCCGTTATTATTAGTCAATCACTTCGTTTTTCAAACCCAGCCACACATTACAATTCCCGGCAGAAATTGAACCGCTCTCGGTCAGTAACGCACCAAGGTATTTCAATCTTTCTGTTCCTGCTGGAAGAATGACGGAATACTTTGTCCCGGCAGCAGCGGCAGCAGAAACGTTGATAGTCGCCAATGTCGTTCCCGAAGCGGAAAGACTTGCGTCTGCCGTTTTTGTGACCAGCGTAATGGCCATTGTTCCGGTACTCGTTAGAGTAGTTGTGATAGCAACATTAAAAGACATGCCGCCAATCTGGTTTGAGATAGAGCTTCCCCAGGCATCAGTCGATGAATGGGTGTTCTCGTGGACAACAGTACTAACCGCTGTAGCGGTCATTGCCTGTTTATCGCTGAATTCAAATGTTTTATCTAAGGCCATCGTTCTTTCTCCTTATAATTTAATGGTTTATGTTAAAGCGGTTTCCCTGACTATGTCAGAGCGGTTTCAGTAATGGTAATTGCATCCACCTGACGGATCGGAATGCCTTTAAACATCATTGTCGGGCCAGGAGCCAAACCGTCTGTTTTATAAAAATATGTGTTTGATTTGTCTTTTTCCAGTATCTCAATTTGAGTCATAACTGTTTCATTCACATATATCCGTCTGCCGGGGCCTTTGGTCATTCTGTTGACAAGAGTAATTAAGTTATCAGGATCAAAAGTGTTGCTTGACCCGGTTGACTCAATGTTTGCCAACCTGCCGATACTCTTATTGTTTTTAACAACCATGCCGGCTTTCCACTTGAAAATGTCTTTATAAGCCAGGAACGATTTAGAATCAGAGTCCAATACGTCCACAACACCCCTGTCAATATGTTCCAGGCCAACGATGGAATTACGTGGATACATCATATAGCAACTGTTCATTCCCCAATCGATAACAAATACCGATGTCAAGTCACTCCCCGTGCCGCCCTCGTTGATTACATTTGCGGATGCTGCTATACTGTCCAGCCTGGGCGCAAGCCCTGTAAACTTCTCTGGATCGGCTGAAGCGTCACCATAAACCATAGCTGTTGCCATGTCCTGCGAAAGGCCTTCAACAAAAGCCATC